CGCCAATGCTGGTTACCTTGATGGCCCATATAGTCTTCATCATGCAGGTAGCAAGAGCCTGCAATGATACAGGTAATGTTACTACCATCAGCTCTGCGACCGTAGGCGACTTGCCTGCCCTGCTGGTGGCCTACAACAGCACTTTGGTGTACCTTACTAATCATTGCTGATGCTGTGCCGATAGGCCTGCCCATAACACCACTCACAAGGTAATGACAATATACCACGCCGTCAATAACAACAGGATCAAGGAAATCAAACACCTCCCAACCAGCCTCTTCGTATCCGCAATCATCCGTGCTAATAGTTCCGTCGAGTTTAGGATCGCTTTCAATTGCTCTTTTGATCCTGTTTTCGTGATTGCCAAGCGTGAGAACCATTCTAGGTCGATATTGTCGCTCCTTGTTTCGTCTTGCTCTTTCATTAAAGTCCTTTAGTGGTTGTAGCAGCAGACCCATTCCCTTGTGTGTGGCTTCAATGTCTTTCTTATACCGCCTACCCTCAAAAGACTTCTTACCTTTGTCGTACTCTGATAGTGACGGCATATCAGCAAAGTCACCGATGTTGATAATGACATCGGGCTTCTTCTCGACAATGTAGTGACCAATCCATTCCAGATACTCAAGGGGAACGCCGTCCTTGACTTGACAGTCAGGTATAATTAAATGTTTCATTTCTAATCGTCGTCCATTTCTTCCATTGAAGCACGAACACGCTTAGAGATTTCATCATTACGAGGAATATGATTGAAGATGCGATTATCAATGATCGTTTCTGTGTGGATATGCTCACTGATGTCATAGCCATAGAAAGCGCTTAGAAAGTCTACAAAAGACTTTAAAGGAACTTCCCAGCTATCTTCTTCATGAAATTCAGCCTCATAAGATAATACACGGTTATTAGGCACACCATCATAGCCTGTGTCATTAAACTGCTCTGTGATCTTAAACTCATACTTGTTCACGGGTACTCCTTTCTAATAGATAAAAGTAATATTCAGCGTCAACCACTACCAAGGGCTTGGCCCTATTTTGTTTAATAACGACGACAGCTTCTCTGCTGGTTGGGCAGTTCTCCTGCGCTTGTTGGTAGAACCCGTATACGGCAATTCGATCCCTTGACTTGCATTCGACACTAATACCCAATCGTCGTGCCGCCACTGGCGAGAAGAGGATGTCTTCGCCACCTGCGCCCATACTTGTTGATCTAATGTCTTCATCACTTAATCCAAATAGGGTTATTAACTGGTCCCGTACCCACTGCTGGAGCAACCTGCCTTTGTTTTTTGCGCTTTGGGGTTTCAATCTTGATCTCCTTTCGCTTCTTGATCCACGCCTTCGGTATCATCATCCTGGCGTTGTTACTGCCAAGCGATAGTGTTGATGCAATGACAACAGCGTCATCGTCTTCAGTGATGAGAAAGCCTAGCGTGGTGCAGGGATGCAACTCTGGCTTAGTGTCGGCTTCCCAGCCTGCGCTGCACACAGCGTCGATCCATTCAACTAATATAACTTTATTCATAGCTATCCTAAATTGAGTTTTCTATAAATAACACCATCATGCCAGGATTGGTTTTGACCTTGTTCCCACAATTCTAAAATTTCATCTACTTTTTTAAATATTGGTTTTTTACCAGCAAAACAAAATGCGTAGACCAAAGGAGCATCGAAAGAAGAATAAATTTCAACTATCTTTGGTAATATTTTAATTTCTTTTTCTTTTATGTTTGCCGTTCCCTTTACATTTATAACTCGTATTTTGTCTTTCTTTGTTACTATAAAATCTGGAATATTTCGTATCAAGGGGTTTAACTTAAAAAAGTTATCTACATTTTTATTTTTTTCATCAAAACCAAGCCTGCAAATATTCCATTTTTCTTTTCTTGCCCACTCAATAAATATGTCCTCACCTGTATTAGTTACTGCCTGTCTTTCTAAATAACTTTGTTTTGCGTTCCCAGTGGCGGTGTCCACAATTCTCCATCCTTTCGTCGTATCCATAGTAATCGGCCCTGCTCTGTTAAATAGTCTAGATCACCTTTGTAGGCTTGTGACACAGCCTTAAACAGTTCTTCCTCAGTAACACAACCTTCCAGTATTTTTTCAGCCTTTTTAGGCCCAATCCCCGACAATCCTGGGATGTTGTCAACCCTGTCTCCTGTAAGAAGCTGTCTGTAAAAATTTTTAATTGCCTGTTCTTCCGTAACATAGTAGGCCTCATTCTTAACAAAGTTATAATGCTTGCCACGCAAGTTATCGAGGTCTTTATCAATGGAACAGATAATGTAATCTTCCTCGCCCATTGAATAGGCTCTGATGCCGATGGCATCGTCAGCCTCTTGCGTTTCCTGTACAGAGAACGCCCAAGCATCTATCATGTACTGCCTGATAATACCAAGATGCCTAGGCTTCTCCGCTATACGAGTGCCTTTGTACGGCGCTGACTTCGCTATGTCAAACCTAAAATTACTAGAGCCAGTAAGGTAGCCTTCGCAGTCATCAGCCTCTGTATAAGTGAACAGCAACTCTTCCAGAAACTCTGATGCTTTACGAATAGCAATCTTCTCTGGCTCATCTTCGCAACCATAGGCTATTCGGTAAGCTACGATGTCAGCGTCGATTAAGGCTATCACAGGATGTCGTCATCGTCTTCAGAGTCACCATCATAGGCCTGTAACTCTTCAATGACCATCTTCTTCAGTGATGCAGAAGTGCCTTCTTTATTCTTCCACTTCCAACTGTAAGAAGTCACCAGAGCCACTACTTTGCTGCCGTTACCGATGGCAACATTAGCCAGGTCATTACCTTCAGAATCGAAGACTTTGATGGGAATACTGCTCTTAGCGGTGATGTAGAAGCCTTTCTCGGGCTTGTCTTCACGACTGCGTACTTCAAGGCCAAGGCTTTCTAGTGCCTTTACAGCGCCTTCAGAGAGGTTGCACAGGTCTACCTGAAACTTACCACTCATGTCGTTCTGTTTGTTGTGAAAACACCACTGTACTTCTGCTTTGATTTTGACGGGCTTAGAGTTTTCCATCATATTTCCTTTCAGTGTTTAGAATTACTACTAGGTTGGTACAACTTATCCTGCAAAATATCCAGCATAACAACATCCAATGCTTCTGTCAATAGTTTGTATATTCTTTGTTTATCCTCCATAAGATCATCTGATGCTCCTATCATGAATTGGCCTCCTAGTGTTTCGTAGACCACCACGCCTCTTGCAATATTTGCTCGGTCAACTTTCAATGTGTTTCTGCCCAGTTTTGTCCGACTCTATATTCGCCCGTGAGTGGGCATCGTAACCCCAGAGCCGTGCCTGCCTCTGTGATCGCCTGTACTGCCATCTTACCAGCCCTATCAGCATCTTCTTGGGCCACTTCCATCTGCCATTCATCATGAACATTCGCAACAAAGTGCGCCTTTATTTTAAATTTCTTAAACTTCTCGTCGAGTATTATTAGCGCCTGCTTCATCACAATCGCACCAGCGCTCTGGAGTAGCGTGTTAAGTGCAGCGTGTGCGGAACGAACATGAAGTTGCCTTTCGTCAAGTCCAGTGAGGAATCCAGACGCTGCCAGCCTCTCAACCTTTGTTCGCAGTGTTTTGAGCGAGGGAGTATTATCAAGAAATGTGTCGATAAGCCGCTTGCCCTCCTTTTCCTTCCCACCCACAATTGACCCGATCTTAGCTGGTCCTGCCCCGTAGAGTAAAGCGTAGATGAAAGTTTTCGCTTGCGAGCGTTCTGCCAAGCCTGCGGCATTTTGGTTTTTGGTATGAATGTCACCTTCACAGACTTCTTTAACATAATCTTGATCCTTCATATAATGTGCTAGCATTCGCAACTCCAGGCCGCTAGCATCAGCCCCGACTAGCCTATAACCATCATCAACAGTCCAGCAGGCACGACATTCATGCCCATAGGGACTGGATGATGACGGTATCTGGGCCATGTTAGGGCTGTGGTGTGTCATTCGCCCTGTCACTGCTCCGTTGGTGATGACCTTACCACGCACCCGTCCATCGTCCTCAACAGCATCAATCCATGATTTAACTTGAGCGTACCGTTTTTGAAGTGTAAGGTACTCGGCAACAAGTTTAGCTTCTGGAAGATCAACTCCTGAAAGCGTAGTTTCATCAACAATCACCGATCCTTTCTCTGTCATCTGCGTTGGCTTCCAACCCAAGGCCTGTAGGCGCTTCGCTATCTGCTGCCGTGAGCCTGGGTTGAAAACTTCGACATGGTCTTTTAATCGTTTTCCTGTTTTTTCTGAGAATCTTTCTGTTGTAATTGGTTGAAATATTCCTTGAAGCTGGTGTTCGATTTCTCGCATTCGGTCAGAAAATTCTGCCACAAGCCCCATGCACTTTGGCAAGTCGAGTTTAAAGCCTCTTCGCTCTTGCTTGCATACAATTGCAGCAACCTCATGTTCGATTTCAATTGCTCGTTCACCAAACCCATAAACTGATTTTTCTCGTTCAAGTTCATAATATACCCTTTCAAGTAAGTTAACATCCCTGATGCAGTACTTCGTCAACAACTTAATATGTGGTTTATCAAATGGCAACTTACTTTCCTTGTCATAAGGAAGTTTGTTAATACGATGCCATACCCTTTTATATTCAATCTTCTTTAAAGCTAATCTTTTCCCGAATGCGTCTAGGCTGTGTCCTCCTTCCCTGTTCGGGTTCAGTAGCCTCGATAATATTAGTGTATCTAGCACTTGGGCGATACGAATCTTCATACCCCATAGCCTGTTCAGGTGATAGGCATCGAAACTTATGCCGTTGTGCATAACTAACTTGCTTGTTCCCAGATACTCTTTCAATCCACTTGCTTGAGTCCATACTTTAACCTCGTCGCCCTTCTTTGTGACGCAACACCATATCTTATCATGGGTTGTATTAGTCTCAATGTCAAGGAAAATCACTGGTAAATATTCCATTCCTGCTGGATTGTGTTGTAACGATAAATCTTACCA